TTATAAACTATTAATAGCATTTTCAAATATTGAAGCTGATTTTTGAGCTCCTTCTTTAGTTGCGTGAACATATGTATTAAGTGTCATTGAGATATCACTATGACCTAGGCGGTGTTGTAAGTCTTTTGGCTGAATACCAGCGTAAAGCATGATAGTAGCGTGTGTATGGCGTAAACCGTGGAAAGATACATTAGTTACACCAGCATTTTTAAAGTGTTTATCTAGTCTTCTTCTTAGATTGCAAGCATAAGCATATTTTTCTGTAAAAACAGAGAATACCACTTTTTCAGACCGCCCAAGTTGCCATGATTGGACTTGTTGGCGGTTTTTATATTGCTTAAGCATAAGTATAGTAGCTTTATCAATTGAAATATCCCTATAACCCGCCTTAGATTTAGGGGGATTTACTTCTTGATATCGGTTAAGCGTCTTATTAATGCTAACTATACCCTTTTCTAAGTCAATATCAGACCATTCAAGGGCTAAAGCTTCGCTGATACGTAAACCAGTAGCAAGTAAGAACGTATATAAAACAAAGTCAAATAGATTTTCATAAATTGATTGGTCTAAAGTACCTAGGTAACCTAAGAATTGTTTTAATTCTTGTCTATCTAAGAACTTAATTTTACTTTGTTCTTTTTGTTTTTTACGGGGAACAATAACGTCAGTAGCGGGATTGTGCTGTATTAGTTGCATAGCAACCCCATACTTAAGTATACGGCTATTAACGTTGTGAAGTAAGTTATAGTTTGCGTATGCTCCTTTTACGCCCTTATTTGCCTTGTCAGCCCATTTGTTTACTTGTTGTTGAATAATAGGTGTTGTTAGCTTATCAAGCTTGTAATCACCGAATACGGGCAAGATATGAACCTTTAACAGTCCTTTCATCGCTTGTTGGGTATTTGGTTTAACTGTATTTTTGTAGCTATCCCACCAAAGCGAAGCAAGTTCCTTATATGTTTTTACTGTAGCTTTGGCTTTAGTTGTATAGCCGTTATTGATAAATTCGTTAACCGCCTCACGGGCTTTTGTTTTAACGCCTTTTTTGGTAGAAGCAGTAATGTTTTTACGTGCTTTCTTTCCCGTTAGTCTATCAGTACCAAGGTAAACGTTAGCACGATAGACAATAGTTCCGTTTTTCTTTTTAACTTCTTTGATATTCATGTATAAACCTTTCCATCAGCAGGCAAGCTATTATTAAAAAGGTTCTAGGTTTAACATGTTAAGTTATTAGTTTCTTAATATAGATTTTCTTGAAAAATGAATTAAGAATCGTAGAAGTTTACCGTCTTAAAATCGAAAAAACGGCTTGTTTTTGATTTTGGGGTTATAAAATATTGGAAAATAGTGGAATTAGATTTCTATTAAGCGATTATGTTTTTTTAGTCTTTGTTTTTATTTTTTATATTATTTAATTTGGCTAATGCTTGTATTAAAGTATCGCTTATCTTACTGATTTGGTCAGCAGATAGGTTCGCCGTTGTAGAGGCAAAGTCTGCGAAGTTGGACAAAGCGTCACTTAAGTCGTCTATATAATCACTAATATATTTTTTTCTTTCTTCTGGAGATAATTCTTTCAATTCATCATCACTTAAAGTATTTTGTGGAATATCTATTTTTACAACTTTTTTAGATGGTTCACCAGACATAGTTACAGAGGAGTCTGTAGTTTGTAAAAAGTTTTCTTCAGTTCTTATCTCATTCAGAAACAGTGAAAGTTTTGCCCTATAGTCACCTAATTTATTGATTTCTTGTATAATTTCATCAGCTTGATAAGGTTCAACAATTGATAATAATTCTTTGTAATCCTCTGTTTCAGAGTCGAAAAAATCAAATAAATCACTCAAAGATTGCATAGGAGTTGTTCTTTTTAGGTTATAAAAGTAAATGTTAGATAACGTTTCTAAATCCATATTTAAAAAAGCAGATAAACTTATGATATTCATGGTGTTTTGCAATATATCTTTATTTAGATATTCGTTGCTATCTGTTAATTTTTTTGAGATTGCTTCAACAATTTGACCAACGCTAAAACGATTATCAGAGTAACCTAATAAATAACTTTCAGTAACCCCGAAAAAGTCAGCTAACTTTTCCCATACTTGCTTGTTTCGTGGTTCTCTTTCCCCTTTTTCATAATACATTAATTGACTCGTTGAGACTGAAATATCATATTTCTCTTTCAATATTTTACTAAGTTTACTTAGGGATATCCCTTTTTCTTGTCTCAGTTCTTTCAAACGTCTTAATTGTTTAGACATACTATTTCCTCTCAGCTTTTAAGGTAAGTATAACATAATTGTGAAGTAATCAAAAGAAAAATTCTCAAAAAAAGAATAAAAAAAGCTTGTATTCTCAAAAAAAGAATGTTAGAATGTTTTTGTTCTCAAAAAGAGAATGAAGAAAGAGAGGTAAAAAATGATTGTTTCAAAAAGTATGGCTGAAAAAGTCCGAATAAAACGCGGAAAAATGGCGCTGACAAAAACAGCGTTATGTATTGAGCTTGGGATAGCTAGGCAAACATTGACAAAAATTGAAAAAGGCAACTATAACGCTCCAAAACGTATTTATGAAAGTGTCGTAAATTGGTTGTTAGAAGACTACTAAACATGGGGTCATTAGAAATGAGCCCACAAAAAAAGGCTTACCAGTCGCCAAACTCACAAGCCTTTTAGGAAATAAAACTAAAACAAAATTAATAAAGCAGGCAAGCTATTATTAAAAGGGTTTTAGCAAAGTTTATATAGTTTAATTTTATCAAAGTTAGACTATTGTGTCCATACGGAGAGCGGGAACTCTTAAAACTACAAAATAATTGGTATGTATAGTAAAAAGCAAGTATAAGAAAATAGCATTAAAAGGCAACAAGAAAAAATCAAAGAAGAAAGGAAACAACATGGAACTAAAACGAATTGAAGAACTAGGATTTCAAGGGAATTTTCATGATGAATACTTACAAAGCGGCTACCATAAAAACGATTTAACCGAACAAGAAGAAAGTGATTTAAATTATTATGGTAGTACTATTTTAAGCTATGCTCAAAGTGAAAATAGTTTAGGGGAAGTTTATAAAAAACTATTTCTTATGGGGAAAATCGCTGGTATTAAGCAGGAAAGAGCTAGGAAGGGGCAAAAATGATTTACCAAGAAATCAATTTACCAATTTGGGGGCAATTAGTGCTTATGGTGGTATTAATTTTATTATTGCTTTTATTAGCTCATATTAAGCCCCTAGAGGACGTTAAAGAAGAGAATGATAAAACACCCGATAATCATGTTAGAGAGCGATACGGAGCTTATATTCAATCACAAGGACGATATTATAACTAAGAAAGAGAGGTTAAACTATGACGGTACAAAACTTACCTAAAAATGATAAGCGTGTACTAAGCCTTATCAAAACAGGGGCAGAGAACGCTATAACAGGCGCTGAAATCGCTAGTATCTCGGGGCTTGATAAAAGACTTGTACAGAAGATTATTAGCCGACTAATTACAAAATATGGTGTTCCTATTGTGGGGGTAAGAAGTGGTAGTAACCGAGGATATTTTATCCCCGCTAATAAAGCGGAACTAATGGACGGTACAAAGGCTTTTTATAATCAACTTCAAGATGAACAAAAGCGTCTCACTATTTTGGTGAACGCTGACCCAGCTATCTATACAGAGCTTATTAAAGAGCTTCTAGAGGGGGTGTAATATGGGAACATTTTCACCCGAGTTTGAGCAAGGTTTATTAGACCGTATAGACGTAGTAACCGATAAGAAGTTAGAGCTAGAAAAACGGCTACAGAAACAGACGGGCTTAATAAGTTCTAAAGAGCTGAAAGAGGAACTAGATATAACAGGCGCTACACTTACAAGTTGGGTTAAAAAGGGGCTTAAAGTCTATCAACCGCCTTTTGAGAGTAGCAAGAAACAATATTTTAGAGTGTCAGACGTGATTAATTTCTTAACTGTACGCTAGAAAGGAGCAATAATTGGCAGAGAAAAAAACTAAAACAAAAGTTTATTTTTGGTTGAAAGTTGACAAAAAGTTTTTTGAAAATGTTTTTATCAAGCGATTGAAAAATATGAATGGCGGGTATGCTATGACTGTTATTTATATTCGACTTATGCTAGAGAGTTTAGAAAGTGACTGTATTTTATACTATGACGGCTTTCTTGAAAGTTTGGTAGAAGAATTGGCTATTAAATTGGACGTATCAGAAGATGATATTAATATGACAATGGCTTATTTTACCAAGTGTGGGCTCATTCAAATTGATACCGAAGGAAATGCTGAACTACCGCAGGCTAGAGCTATGTTGAAAAGCGAAACCAATTGGGCAAAATACAAGCGTGAAGAAAGAGAAGTTGGACAAATTCCAACCCAATTGGACAATGTCCAACTAATGTCCAACCAATGTCCAACAGAGATAGAGATAGATATAGAGAAAGAGATAGAACATAAGAGTAAGAATAAGAGTAAGAGTAAGAATCAGAATAAGAATAATGCTTCTGCTGATTTTTCTGAAATTTATTCTTACTACCAACAAGAAATTGGTGTCTTATCCCCTAATCAAGCTGAACAGTTAGCGGATTATATCAAACTAGATAACTTTGAACCAGAGTTATTGAAGCGTGCTATTGATAAAGCTTCTAACAATGCTAAGCGTTCCTTTGGTTATGTGAATTCTATTCTAAGGAATTGGAAACAAAACGGCATTACAACGCTTGTACAAGCTGAAGAAGAGGATAGGAAGTTCCATGAGTCTAAGCAACAACCTGCTAAAAGTGATATAGAAAGCACTATCCCAGACGATTTGCCATTTTAGAAAGTGAGGTAAAAACATGAAAAAGAACCCGTTTGAGAACTTAAAAGACGTTGTAAAGCTTGAAGAGGTTTGTCCCGTCCATAACGTACACTTACAACAGCTTAACAGGACTGTTGTAATAGCGGGAGAAGATAAACCGAGAAAGCCCGCCCCTTATTGTCCCGAATGTGCCAAAGAGGGAATAGCCCAAAAGAGCCTAAGCGAACTTGAAAAGCTCAAAAATAAAGAATTGTATGCAAATACTTATAACGTCTTGGAGCGTGATAGTACAATCCCTAAAGAGCTTAAAACGGCTACCTTTGACACTTTTATAGCAAATACACCAGAAGAGCGTCAGCTTTTAGCCTTTGCTAAACAGCAAGCGGACAAATATCTAAATGGCATGGTAGGAAATACGCTTATAACGGGCGGTACAGGCATTGGAAAGAGTCACCTAAGTATTTCTATTGCCAAAGCGATAAACGAGGGATACAGGGCAAAAAATGAGCCTAAAAGCGTGTTATTTATCAGCCTTACGGAAATCATTAAGGAAATCAAAGAGGGGTGGAATTATGGCAGAGGTGCCAAATTAACAGAGGCAGAAGCGGTTAAGCTATTGACTGAAGCTGACTACCTTATTCTTGATGACCTTGGGGCGAAGAATGCAACACTAAACCCTAAAAGCGATTGGGAGCAGGATTTCTTATTTGATATTCTGAATAACCGAGAAAACACGATTATCAATACTAATCTAAGCGGGTCAGAGTTAAAGAAAGTTTACAATGAACGCAATGCAAGCCGTATCTTGAAAGGCTTAGAAGGTAACACTTTTAAAGCGCTTGGTATCGAAGATAAGCGTTACAGTATCCGAAACTTGAAATAAGACTTTTTTGAGGTATTTGGTAACAAAAAGGGTAACAAATTTATCAAAAATACTAAAGAATACTATATTTTCAAGGATTTAGTTAACAATAGATTATTAATACCTAGAGTAATACAAGGAGAATAAGCATGAATAATGTAAAATCACACAACGAAATCAGACCATTAACAGTAGAAGAACTACAAAATTGGATTGAGGAAGAACAAGAAATTTTAGAGATGATAGAAGGTTATAAGAGTAAGCTACCAGAGGGAGAACGAGAACGATTTGAAATTTTATGTTTTGGTGTTTGGAATTGCTTGGATAACTTGCATGGTATGCTTGATGATAATGAGTTAAAGTACTGTCCTAAAGAGCTTAGAAAACGAAAAAGAGTAGAATTTGCAAAGCTAATGAGAAAACATAGAAAGGGCAGTCATGGAAACAAATAAAGATTTAATGACATTAATTAAACAAGGGTATATTTTATATTCAAAAAATGGTATAATAACAACAGAGAAAGCACCAGATTTTGGTACACTTACATTAAGTTATCAAGGCGGAAAATTTACACACTTAACCGTTACGACAACTAAAAAATAGCGTCTATCTGAACAACAGAGGGCAATTCATTAAGCTTGTAATAGCTTTTTGAGTTGTCCTCTTTTTAATTTTAAAACAGAAAAGGAGTAAGAAGAATGAAAAAAATTAACGAAGCAATCGCGGAATACGCTGAAGAAAAGCGAGCACGAAAAGAAGAATATCTTAAACTTGTAGCCTTGCAAACAAAACATCTTAAAATGGGTTATACTGGCGAAAGAGGTTATAAAGAAACTGTTGATAATAAACGCTTACAGTATGAAGACGTAGACGCTTGGAGACAAAGCGATTTACTTGAAACACTTGACGAAGTGGTGGCAAAGGAAAGAGCTAAACTTACAACAGAAGCGCAAGTAACCGCTGATGATTTAGCTGAACTAACTTTATTGGAAAATCTCGAATTGACTGAAAAAGATTTAACTTATTACGTGAGCAAATACCAGAAAAAACCGCTTGCGCTTAAAAAGTTAAAACAAATTTATCAAGCAGACTTACGACTATTTCCGTTTCCAAAACTAAAAGAAGAAATCCTTAAGGACTGGGAAGACCAAGCAAAAGAGGCTATTCGCTATATTACACAATTAGATTATACAAGAGGAGCAGGAGCGGATTTAATTGTAGATAAAGCGGTTATGGACGCTAATAATAAGTTTTTAGATGAGTATTTAACAGCTTATAATAATTATTAAATAAAAGGAGTCACCACCATGGATTTTCTAAAAGAAATCGATAAACAAAGCACCAAGAATAATGCTTATAAACTTCTAAAACAATATCGTCGTTTTTCTCGTATAGCTGGAGAAGAATACACGCCTAAACTTACACCTACTTATACGCTAGAACCTAAAACAGTTAGGAGTTATAACAGTGGTAGCAGTCAAACAGAAGCCCTAGTAACCAGACGTGTATCGGCTTGGAATGAAATGGAAGCTATTATGAAGGCTATCAATCGTGTTATTGACCCACTTGTAAGACAAGTTTTGATTGAGAAATATTGCAAGTGGCAAATTAGAACTGATTGCGAGATTTATATGGAGCTGGGTTATTCTGAAAGCGAGTTTTATCGAAAATTAGAACGTGGTGTTATTGAGTTCGCAGAAGCCTACCGTGGTGGTGAATTATTGGTGTTTTCTAGATAACAAAAAGGGTGCCCCAAAAATGGGACACCTTTTTAACCAGAAGATAAAAATAACACGCTTAATGCGTCGAAATTGATTAATTTTTATGACTTTATTTTACCATTTTACGGCTTTAATATCAAAAAAATAAAAACGTAGAAGTGACCCACCGCCTCCACAACATTATTGCTTCATGGGCGTTAGACCACTTCTACAAGGGTAGTATAACATAATAAATGATTTAGTTAAAGATATGTATTTAAGCAATTTAGTTGGGTTTTTACGTATATAAGGGGGCAAAGGTGGTTACAGTTAAGAGATTGGCGATAGAAGCTATTACAAAGCCTATGAAGCTAAAAGGATTAACCAAAGCAGTAGCAAGATTAGACGGTGAGAGGCTTGACATAAACTTAGAAGCGCTATTTATAGAGTTTGAAAGTCAGCGCTTAGAACTTGATAAGATAGCAGGAACAAAAGGGGGATACCGCTATTTTTTCCTTTGCCCAAGGTGTCAGAAACGTTGTAGAGTGCTTTATAAGCGAGAAATAGCGTATTATTGTAGAATGTGCCAAGGTATTCATAAACAGACGCTAAACCGTAGCAAAACGGATTGTCAGTATTATTGGGAGTTAGCACTAAAAGAAGCACGAAAAATAGACCCGTATTTCACCCCTAAACGTGGTGGGTACATGTTTGACGGCTTTCCTGAACGTCCTAAATACATGAGGATAAACACTTATTCAAAGCATTACAGACGTTTTCGAAAGTACGTTGAAAAAGGTGATAGTCTTTGGTTAAAAGGGCTCTAATTGTTATATTTTGTATTCAAAACGATATTTTTATATAATTGGAGAAAGGTAGAAGCTATTATGAAGTATGAATTTTACAAGGAAAATCCCAATGATAAAATTTGGTGGGTAGAGGTTACTGACCAAGTAGGCGTTCGCCAGTTTAGTTTCGATAAAAAGAAGATATACAATTTATTTGCTGATTATCCCCACAATATGACCGCTGAAGAAGTGGAAATTTTCGATAAAGAAAATCCGTTCTGGGCTAACTTCTTTAAGTATCGCAAAAAATAGTATTATCAATAAAATTTAAGTGGGTGTGGAAGGTTTTACACCCGATATTACAGATTTTAACCTGCTCAAATTTGAGCGGGTTGGCTATTAGTCATTTTTGGCTAGTAGCTTTTTTTATTTTTGGGGTGTAGTTATAGCTACACCCTACAAGCGTACCCTTAAGTACGGTTGTAAGTAATGGCATTTTAATTTTGATTAACAATTTTGTGAAGCAAAAAAAGTAACGTCCCAAAATGGACGCTACTTTGTAAGTATACTTTTACTCAAAAATGAGTAAAAGCCAAAAGAAAAAGCGAAAATCGCTCCAAAATACCCGACTAGGAAACGATAATCGCTAAATAATTGGTAAAGAGGGCGAAAGCCCTTTTACACACCTATTTTAACATAAACAAGCGTAGTTGTAACTACCCTTGTGTTTACTTTTGTTGCTCAAAAATGAGCAACAAAAAGAAGCGCAGAAGTTGAACAACAAAAGTTTAAATTGGGATTAATCATGTTAGCCCTTGATATCCTATATAAGTTAGTTGAACTACTTAAACGCTTCTAAAACAGCTACAGGCGAGGCGAGAAATCTCCCTCACTTGTATTTTTATTTTAACATAAAGGCGTGTAGTTTCAACTACATACCACTTACTTTTTTCCGATTTTGGGAGAAAGTATTTAAGGGTGTAGTTATAGCTACACCCTTACTTTTAGACATTTTTTCGTAAAGTATCCATGGGTGTACTTTCGGGTACGCCCGTTCTTTTGCTCAAATTTGAGCGGAAGACACAAGAAAAGTGTAAATACTTTATACTTGAATACGTGTTACACGTATGGTATAATGACATTGTCAGGAGGTAAAAGCGCTATGCCTATGACACAAAAAGAAATGGTTAAGTTACTTGTTGCCAATGGTTGGACAAAGACCAAAGGTGGTAAGGGGTCGCACGTTAAACTTGAAAAAGCAGGCGAACGACCTATAACCGTTCCCCATGGTGAAATTAATAAATACACCGAAAGGGGTATTAAAAAGCAAGCAGGGCTGTTATAA